AATAGTAATGTAATCTATGAAATTACCATTATAAGGATTTGTATATGCTGAGTTGTACCCACCAATAAAGACTCCTCTTGTTCCATTAGAAGCCGCCTGCATATTAATTAATCTTGCGCCAGTTAAATCGCCAAAATCATTACCGTTCCCGGATGTTGTGATATCATAATAATAAATTTCATTTGTAGGTGCACCTACACCGCCGCCACCGCCGCCCATAATTGCTCTATCACCTTGGCCAACTGCAGTAAGATCAATTGATTGTATTCCAAATACTAAACCATAACCACCGCCATACAGTGTATCAGAATCAATACTTACTATATAGTTACTATCAGTTAATGAACTGCTATCAGCCTGAAAACCTTCGTCAATAGCTAGGTAGAATGCGTTGCCGATTCCAGGAGTTTCATATCTAGATCCACTATCAACTGTCGATATCAAACGAACAGCCGATGATCTAAAGAATGATCCTTCACTATCAATAATAGGATCAACATAGTGCGCACTACCTATTGGTATCAATTTTCTAAATGAAGTCAGATTTGAATCATCTAAGTATGCTTCAGCCCAAGCAGTCGCACTATCAGCTTGTACCATTGGCTTAACAGAAATATCAGGTAGATTAATAAACGATGAACCATTACTGTCAGCATTTGCACCAAATTCAATTATATTAAATTGATTTGTTCCTGTCCATCCACTATCAGTTGGCATGTCTGGTACACTATTAGTCATAACAAATATTTTAGATCCATCAGGATGCATAGCAAATGCATCGTTGATATTCATTGTAGTCGGTGCACCAGAATCTGGTAAATTTGTTAATTCTATTTGGCTATGATAAGTCATAGTTGATAAATCATATGGAGTAGAAAGATCTGTCCGTAGAAGTATCATTCTATTACCATTCAGACCATTACCTGTGCCACTAGATGAACTATCGTAGTCAGAATCTGAGAATTGTCTATGAATATAATAACGTTTAGTTCCATCTTTATTAAACATAGAACCTTTTGTGAATGCTAATTTTTGTACAAATTTGTTTGTAGTTCCATATGAATCTACAATATTATTTGTATGAAATGTCCTAGAAGTAAATGTGCTAATATCATACGGTGTACTAAATGCTAATTCATCAACAGGACCATTTACACCTAATTTACCAACAGCCATCTTACGGCCGCTATCATACCATTCCATAGAGAAAGTATTATTTAGGTTGACATTAGAATTAACTGTCACATTACTTTGAGCAGCCGTATAACCAAATGGAACAGATCCAACAAGTCCTTTTTCATATGTTGCTGTACTAATATCCCATGAATCAGATAAGTTAAACTGATTTAGTATATCTCTATCAGCTTCAACAGCATACATCTTAGTACCTTGTGGATTGAATGCAATCGCGCTTAATCTCTGACCACCATAGAATTGATCTGAATCAGTATTTAAATAGAAAGACCTAGCAAAGACTGTACTTAAGTCTGCTCGTTCTTCATCACCGTCTGATATAGAAGATATATCATATGGTGTTTCTAATTTAGCACCATATACAATAGCACTTGAATCAGCATAGTTTTTGTTTACAAAATATAATCTACGGCCATTTTTACCAAATACAACTCCTGAAGGATCAGATAGACCAGGTACATCTGTTGTAGTAACTGGAAAGTTTCGAATAAAGCTAAGTCCGCCTACGCCAGTACCAAAATCTATAGCCGCACTATCCCAAACCATTGATGTCGATGCACCAGCGACTTGTAAAGCATATGCCGTATCAGACATAAAACCGGCATCGACGCTATCACCAACTCTTGGTGCAGCGCTATCACCTGGCTGCAAAGCTCCGACCGTAGGAGATGACGCATCACCAGTATTTAGTTGATAATTTCCTTCTGGAACTCCTATATGCGTAAATCCGTCACCAGCTAATGTAAGAGTATCACTATCGTCTTGAGGCGTATAAGTTATTTCTATATTATCAGTAGCATTAGTACCAATAGTCAAAGAAGTAACATTTAAATCTCTTACACCTTCAATAAAGTTTGCATCATTATCATCTGCTACGAATTGAGACGATGAATCATTAGCAATTACTTTATATGTTTTATTAGGTGTAAATGATGGATCAGTAATAGAACCTGTAATTTTAATTTGTGTTGCAGGCACTGCTGCCGCTGTATCGCTATCAGCTTTTTGTTGAATTATACTTGCAACTTCTGGTTCACCAAATGGATTTGATTCTGAAAAATCTAAGAAATCTTGCGTTTCATCATTAAACTCATCTGATACATCGCCAGGAATTTCAGGTAGTATAACCTTTGTAATTTTACGAGTAGCACCTGAATTTTCACCAGTAATTGTAAGTCCTGTACTTGGCGCAATAAATGTACCGTCATCATTTGCTGTATGAATTAAAGATAATGTCTGGCTACTTTCTATAAAATTTGCGACCTCACCACTTACTACGGCTCCATTAGCATCAGCTTGAATCGTTACATCTTCGCCTCGCTCAAAATTAGTTTCAGCAAATGGTGGAGAAATAGTTACAACAGGTGGATTATCTGAATCATAAAAGTTACCACTATCATTAACCTTTATTTTTGTAACAGTACCAGTTGCAGAATCAAATTCTAAAGTTGCAGTAGCAGCAAAATCTTCTTTAGGATCAGTAGACTTTGCAATTGTAACTGTCGGAGGTGTAGAATATCCTGTACCTGGATCTGTGATAGTAACACCTGTAACTTCACCATTTGATATTGCCGCAATACCAGTCGCTTGTGTTCCACCAGGAACATCAGGCGCACTTATAGTAACAGCCGGAGGTGTAGAATAAAAGTTACCACCGCTATCTAATGTAACTGAATTTACTGTACCACCAACAAGGGCTGCTGTACCCTGAGCTTCTTGCTTGGGGGCAGCTGGTGGTGTAATAGTTACTGTAGGTTTTTCAGTATATTGATCGCCAGCATTTGTTACACTTACTCGACGTAATCTTTTCCATCTATGACCCATTAATCAAGCTCCACTTTCGCTGCTGCAGTAATACCCTGCGTGAGTGTTAACTCAAATTTAAATACTGGTAAATTATTTAATTGATAAAAAGGTTGCTCATGCTCAACATGCATGATTTGAAATATTTTCTTAGAGAATGGCGTAAAAACTAAATCGCCCTCAAGAGGACGAATACCTTGAATCTCATTATCATATCTCATAACAGTTTGTTGCCATCTACGCTTAGCAACAGTAAATGTAACTTGGTCTCTTATTTCAACACCAAATTTAGTAAATAGATCACCCTCGCCGTCAAAGCCGTCGATGTTGTCTACATACATTTCTAACAAATAATTAGAATTAAATTTTGATACAGGATCTTCTCTGAAAACATCGTCAACATTCACTAAATCACGTGGCAAATAATATAAGTCTTGTCCATATATTTTAATGGACTCTATAATTAAATCTTCATATAAATTCTGTTCAGACCTTGCACCAGCACTGAAATAAAGATTTCGCATATTCTTATCCTATGAAAAACGATACTGGGTCTTCGTGTTCTAGTCTTAACTCCTCTTGCAATCGTAAAATTTCTTGAGTTGCCGCTTCATATATAGCATCGCCGTTCATTGTGACACCACCAGGAAGTTGCATTCCTGAGAACTTCATTAAGTTTGACCCCCATTGTTGTTTTATCAACTGAGTGCCATATAGCTTTAACCATTTGTCATTCCATACACTATTATGTGCTGCTTCATCTATTTTTATTAAAGCTTCAATTACAACGTATTTATTTTCTTTGAGTGTTTCATCTTCGAAATCACCGTGAATATAAACCCGTTGCTGATGATATGAATAATCGTGTTGAGGATGACCATTTAATGTCATATCTAACAATTGTGTATATTGTTGTATCTGACTAAAATATCCAACGTCTCCAAGGAATGATGTCATGTTTGTAATGTCATGAAGCATCAATTGATACTTAACGTCAAACATGGTTGACCCTTGGCTAGAGATCATAAATGGCAAGACTCTCTTAACTTGTAGGACATTTGCTGGCATGGCTATATACTTATTTGTAATATCAGTTGCTGTTAACTGATGCTTAATATAAGTACGTAACATTGAATCGTTGTGATATTCTCTGTAATACTCTAAAGCTTGATCTACTCGATCATCTATCTGATCTTCGTCTACATTTATTTCTATTACAGGATCGCCTAGTGCTCTTTTGCAATAGTCGATATAAGTATCTCTTGTTGTTGGAATGGCCATTTTAATATCCTATAGAGTTTATTTACTCTATTTATATTAATTTTTTTATCTAAAAGCTGGCCCTTCTATCCAAGTTACAAAAGATTTTCGTGTTCCTGCTGTTACAGGTTCTACTTTATGTCTTATGAAAGATGGGAATGCAAAGACTGTGCCCTTCTTTCTCATCAAATCCTTTGGTGGCTGAATATATTGTGGATCAATAAGAAAGTCTCCACCTTCATATTCATCTCCATCTGTCAATTGAATAATTACAGATATTTTTCTATCATATAACGTTAGTTTATTATCCCAAAATATATCAACATGCCAATCGTAATGGCCATGATCCTCATGATGATATCGAGTATGCTGTACATCTTCCATATAATTAATATCAAAATTCCATAGAGCTCTATTAGCAACTTTGGCATATTCCATCATTTTATTTTTTATGAGTTCATCTTTTACCCATCTAATTTGACTACGTCTCATTTGGTCTTTCTTACTTCTATTTCCTTGACCAATTACTGCATCTATTAATGGATATTGTTCTGCGATGTAATTAAATTCATCTACATTATTTTCTTCCATGCGATCCCACATCATCCACATGTCTTTCATTAATCTTTTCTCCTAATAAGCATAATATCTAATGGTAATGCAATACGTAATCCTGAGTAAAAAGGATTTACTGAATGATATAAAAATGAGGGAAATATAACAACATCATCTGTTTTAGGCAATATTACTTTATCTTCAAAAGCTTTTGAAAAGTTTTCATCATATCCACGATTTGCATTATGTCTTGGATCATGGAATCTAATTTCACCACCTGAATCATTTTCTTCTGCTAAAACATAAAACACTGAAGAAAACATTGCACCCATATGATTATGAAATGGATGTACATATCTGTCCTTTGGTGCTATAAGCCAACCTTTTATTTCAGTATGGTATGTGTCAATATCTACACCATAACACCTATTAATATAGCTTTTAAAATTATCATAAGCTATTTGTTTTAGTAAATTAATAGGTTTACTATCATCATCAAGTATGTTATAATTGATCTTAGAAGTATCAGAATATGTGAGTATATAATCTAATAAACCTTCAACATGTGACTTTTTGTGTTCAATTGGTGTAGCCCAAGCGTTGTGTATCATTTGAACCTCATTATAAATAACAGTACTATCTATAAGGGAAATAAAATGACATTTAAGCAATTCGAGGAATTCTTAATGTCGGGGCAATGTTATTATGAGCATGATGTTTCAATAATCGATGAGAATGGATTACAACATTATATAGAACCTACCGAATATTATGCATATTGTGCACTTATGGCAGAATATATAGCGGTTGGTAAAGTAACAATCAAAGTAGAACAAATGGAAAAGCATTGGAAGTTTGACGACCGAACGATCCATTTATTCTATAATCCTAAATTTGGTCCGACATTTGAACAACACACAGATCCAGTCGATGTTATCATCGAATGTAAAGCAGGACAAAAATCTATGTGGGTAGACGGCATGGAAGTAATACTTCAAGTCGGAGATAAATTGTCTATACCTGCTGGCACTGAACACAAAGCTTTGAATTATGAAAGGGCACTAATAGCTTCCCATGGCATTAGCGACACAGAAACACTTAATCGCGTACGTGAAAACGACGGAGACGTGCAACCTTAATTGCTCTCATTGTTTTACTTCTGGAACTAAAGGTCGTAAAATATATTTTGATGCAGCTAAGACAGCCGATTGGTGTAATCAACTAGATACAGGAGATAACTTAATCCACCTTGAATATCATGGTGGAGAGCCTATGCTTGCGCCTATGAAAGATATCATGGAATTTTATGATATTACAAAATCACATTGGGGTGAAAGGTGTACTCATGGCATTACAACTAATTTAGTATTTAAGTTAAAACCTATTTGAGGATTTATTTCAGGTGCTATCAACGC